GATGGAGATTGCATGGCATTCTCTAGAGCTGTGAAGGGGCTCCTAGCGGACTGCCCGTCCCCTCTTGAGGAAGAGAGGATGGCTTGGCAGTCAGTGAAGAGGTTACTCCCTGCAAGTTGTAAATGCATGGAGGAACCTTTGCTACGTGGAGTCGTCAACGGTTTCGAGCGATCGGCTCGAGACCTTCCTTCTGGTTACCTAGACTTCGTAGAGAAAGAAACTCGACGCCTTTTTCCTAAGGCTTGGGATTCTGGTATCTACGAAGACCGGGTACTCTCTACCTCTCCTGGCCTCTCTGGCACAGTCGATGACCTCCGCTCAGAGGGCGGTTGTCAGGCCGGCTGGCAAGGTAAGCACTCGGAATTTCTGGACGGGGCCCTCAACGGCTATTATCCAGGAGGTATCGAGCGTTGTGCCGAGCTCATTGTAGTTCAATCCGCAGGGAAACCTCGTCCTTTGACGAAATTTTCCGGCGAGACTCTTCTACTGAAGCCTCTCCACACGAGCATCTACGATCGCCTTCGACGTTGTCGATGGCTTTCCGTAGGTGACGTGACGGACGCTTCGCTTGCCAGAGCTGGCTTTTCGAAGAAGGAGGGTGAGACCCTCACCTCTGGTGACTACAAATCGGCAACTGATCAGTTGTCGATTGAAGTAGCTGAGAGGATTTTGGGGACCCTTCTTTCCAACGCGATTTGCGTTCCCGTTGCGCTTCGAGAGGAAGCCTTAAAGATCCTTCGGCCAATTCTTTTCCATGAAAAGCTTTGTCCTGATGGGATCGAGCCGCGAGTAGGACAGATGATGGGGAGCTTTTTGAGCTTCCCACTTCTTTGTCTTCAGAACCGCTTTGCCTTCTTGTGGGCAATGCGTGCTGATGGCTTAAGTCCTGCAGCTGCGGAAAAAGTTCCTTGTTTGATCAACGGGGATGACATCCTTTTTCAGTCGGTTAAACGAACCTCTGATGTTTGGATGAGCACGGTTGGAAGGTTGGGTCTAGAGGTCGAGCGTACTAAGACGTCAGTCTCCGATGAGTATGGTTCTTTGAACAGTACTCTGATTCGTTGGGCGGGGGAACACCTTCGGGTGATTCCTACCTTGCGTTTCGGGAGATTACGGTCTTCGCAGTACGTGAACTCTCTTGCCTGTGAGTTTAGAGGCTTTGTTGCAGGACTAAAGAACGGTTACCGCTTTAGGGCGGGAGTCGTTTTTTTCCGCTGGCATCTCGGTTCGTTAAGGTCAACTAGATTGACTCTTCTCGAGTTGGGATTCAGGGGTAGTCTTGCTGCAAGGCTCTCTGAGCTCTTTCGAATGGCACCTAGCGTCAAGCCTGAGTACAAGTGTCCGCCCGCCCCTGTAGGTCACAATGTGACTATCTCTTCGGAGATATCTACTTGGGTGAATGAGGCGGCTGTATCTCAAGAGTTGAGCGTTTTGAATGCCCGGGAGACGGCTTCATGGAAGTTCGGCTTAACGTTCGAATCCTGTAAGACTAGGAGTACAATTAAGTACTTCCTGGATCTTTCAGCGGTCAGACGTCCAGTCCTTTGCTTCAATGTCCGTGAGGGGTGGAGGGGTAGATTGACACAGGAGACAAAGAGCGAGAAGACTCGCAGGCTTCGATCCTGGTTTAATGAACCCAGAGAAAAGGAGGAAAAACGGATGGCTTTGATGGACAACCTTATTTACTCAACACAGGTTGAGGAATTCGGTCCACCGCCAAGCTACTCAGAGAGCGTGGGGGGTATGGGGTCGTGGCATGAGGAACCGCAAGGTTCTGATTGCTACCACCCAAGTAAAAAGTGAATGTCGTGCCATGATTGTTGTGGTTGG